CTTGAGATGCTATTGGATGATTATCTCTTGCAAGTGCTACATGGCGTAAATGTGTCCTGCCATCATAGCGCTTCGTTGAAAAGTGAGTTGAGATCTAAGATAAAGGTGTTTTCGAACCCTCCAAGCTCGCGCTTGTTCTTGGGGTCGGATTTTCTGAATCTGCTTGTCTCTCACACATACTCACTTGATTTCAACCGAAAATTCTGCGATAAAGCCCTGATCATGGACCACGCGGTTGGTCCAGGGAAGTTTCATGGAAATGCTCATCGGATGTTTTTCTCTCTTACTAAATTTGCGTCTGTTATGTCCTACGACAATAAGGAGTGGGACGGTCACGTTTATGAGGAGGAGATTAAGGCGAATGGCATAATACGGTATCATTGTATGCAGGCTGAGTACCAGACCCCCCTTGTTCGGAGGGGCCTGGCGAACATGGCGTATGCCAACTGTAATGCAAAGATACTAATGCCCGACGGTGTAATAGTACAAAACTATCTCGGGATTAAGAATCCCAGTGGTCAAGGCAATACCACCCAGGATAATACGATGACGCATCAGCGTCGGTTTTACATGTTCTGGTACTCAGCCTCGCCGGCTGAGATGCGGAACATGCAGGCCCTGCAGTTTTACACTGCTCGTTTGTTCTATAGCGATGATGGCGCCATTTCGGTGGCGTCCGACGTGTTGGCGTGGTGCAACATCACGAAATATGCAGAGTGGTCTGTTAAGTTTGGATGGGTTTTAGAATATGGCCCCATGCGGGATGCTATGGATAGTGAGTTCTTAGGAACAACTCCTGCATTCTTTGGTGGGGTAATAGTTCCCCGTCTAACCTTTGCTCGCTGCTTTTGTGGGTTGTTGAAGGCAGCTCCGTCTCCGGTGTCTTCGCCCGTTTATTCGTTTGAACGGGCCTGTGCTTACCGGATAGAGAACTACTTTGACCCCGAGTTTCGGTCTATGATTGAGGAATACCTCTCATGGTTGATTCAGCGCTACAACATAACGTTTGACCAAGCCTCGATGCTTTTGTCACGAGCTGATCTTTGCGAACTTTACGGCGTCCCTCGGGACGCTGCCGTGGCGTCGAACTTCCCTTTTACTCACTGGGTTCATAAGGTAAAGCATATCCCCAGTGAAAAGGAAAGTTTTAAACTTATGCCAAAACGTTCCAATGCAAAGAAAAACAATCGTGCTACTCGAAGCATCGTGTTGCCTGGTGTCTCTATCCCTGCTACTCCAAGTGTGCAGGCTGCTATACAGAACACTATCCAGGCTGAACTTCAGCAGGCCCAATACTCGAAATCCAGAACTAGGAAATCTGGAGGAGGAGGTGGGTCAGACGGGATGGGGGATGTCCGTCGCTCGGTTGAAAAGCTGGTACGGACCCCAAACAAATACCTCC